AGAACCTCCTTTGAGTGTCTAGCACATACACGATGGTATTCTGAGTTTCTCTTTAATGTTTGCAGAATACAATCCAATATCTCCTGTGGGGAGTCAACTGTGAGTGCATCCTCAATCGAGTCCTTTAAATTATTAAGTGAATGACTTGTGTATTCGCTCATAATGTCTCTTTGTCTAATTGAATTGCTTTTTCTATGATACCTTGAATTTCACTTGATGTCAAGTTGTTCATCCAGTTCCATTCGGGGTCTTTTTTATCCCATTCGACAGTATAAGAACCGTCATTATTTTGATTGATTTTCAGAGAATTGATGTCCATCTTTGGAAATTTTTAAAGTTCTTTTAATAAGTTTTGCGTATTTCACTTCCGTATCTGTGTATAATTCTGGATTTGCTTTTGCTCTCTTAATCAATATCTTTGCTGCCTTCTTATCCTTCATCAGTTAGTTAAGTTATATTAAGAATTATTTAGTATATCAGGAATTAAAGATATTCTTGATGTCTCCTGATACAGATGTGCTATCCTTCTTAATCTTAACTTTTGTCTTAAATCTTTCTTCGTGTTCTGCTAATTTCATTTGAACAGTTATCATTTCATCCTGTAATCTTTCTATCCTTTCATTCTGCTGTTGTATATGTTCTTCAACCATAAAGTTCTCTCCACTCATCGGGTCTTTGACTCTGATTTCAAACTGTTCCTCTGGTGTTAATTGATTACGATAAGGGTATAACCAATCCTCTATTTCAGATACGACTACCCACGCAAACTCTCTAATTTTAAATAATACTTTCATAAATCTTTCCACTCTGAATAATCTTCTTTGATGTCAACCTGTAACATTGATAGTAGTGTATCGTATGGAATCCAAGCAGGGTTCTCATCTAAAAATTGTACTTGTACTTCCTTTATATTTTTCTGGTAAAATCTATCATAGACAGTTCTTACATTCTTAACATAAGACAATGGATTAATCATAGTAAATGGTTTCTCCAATTATAAACCCCCTGACTTAAAAAGTCAAGGGGTTGTTTTTTATTCTATTTTAATTAAGGTGGATGATAGAATTGATACATTTGCTAACTCGGTAAACTACAATTAACGAATTAAAACCTCCTTACATATTCTTTTACATTCTGATTGTCTGTCGTCACATTCGACTAGGCACTCGTAATATTCTGTGATTAAATCATTATCATCATTATAACCGTTGAGTTGATTTAGTGGAATTAAGTTGTGCATTTTATCGAATAATAGTTGAATATCTGAACCATAATACAGGAGTTTTAGTGCATCTTGTTTCTCCTAATTCTAAAAATATTTAGAAAATAGTATCTACAAATTCAGATATAAGTTAACAAAAATTTATGCCTACGCACATATACCTAGTCACGTTGTCGCCAATCATCTGAACGGTCTTGCTTAAACCAATCAGCAATATCGTCTGCACCGTTAAATCCTCTTTTAGGTTTTCTATCTGGATTGCCTATGTCCAAATATTTAAGGCACGAACCATCGTCATCTGTTGCTAATCTTCTTGCTTGACTTAACATACCTCTAGCACTTGTATTTGCTTTTGCCAACTTATTTGCCCATATCATATCTTCTAACGAAACTTCAGTTCCAGCTGCGATGTCTTTGCAAATCGCTTGTAATCTTAAACGGTATTGGGTAGATAACATAAGGTAAATTAATAGTTCACATTATTTATTTTAATATTTTTACCCTAATATTAATGTATTGTTATGAACACATTACCGCCATTTTGATAATGGTTTTGTTTCAATTAACTTAGCAGTTTCAAGGTCATCACTCTCATCTGGGTTTGTATGATATGTCACTTCTTTTAGTGTTTTTAGGTATTCTAAAACGTGTTCTCTTATCTCCATTAAATCCTCATAGCATCCTTGATTATATGCACAACCACGAAGAGTATGGTCAGGTTTCAGTACTGATTCAGTAAATAAATCCAACGCTCGCTGATACTTTTGTGCTGAAGTTTCCACTCCATCAATTGAGTTTTGATCGTGCATTTTTCTTCTCCTTTTGAATACCTTTTTTTATGTATATCATAGCACATTCAAAGTTCTTTGAGAAGTGTTCTACGATACCATTATGCACGATGGCAAACTTTCTTCCATTTGATGGAACTGCAGCCCACATACCATCTTTAGATACCCAACCATTTGGTTGTCCTACCTTTGCATCAAGCAATGTCAGATTCTTGGTTGGATAAAAAGATTGGTAATTATCTCCTCTTGCCATTAAAATACAGCAGTTACACTTACAACAGTAGCGTTAGGGTTTCTTGCAAGTGCGACTTGTCTTGCTTCCTGATAGTCAACTGCTCTTACTTCTTCAGTAAAAACTTGACCTGCTACAATAAGTTGTACTTTACAACGCATTAGAAAAACCTCCCTTTGGTTGCAAATTTTACGATTGCAAATGATGAACCAATACAAAATGTCATCAATGCTAGTGTGAGAACGAATCCTTCAATCATAGTATCTCCTTTTGTTTACTCTTCTATTATATAATATCTAAGATGTTTATGCAAGGTTCTTGTGCCACTTTGTTAACTGGTTGATAATCTTGTATTCTTTTCTGAATTAAGTTACCATAATCCTCATTAAGTTCACACCCAATATAATGACGATTAAGTGACTTTGCAACTGCAGCTGTAGTTCCTGCACCCATAAATGGGTCAAGTACTGTGTCTCCTTCCTCACTCCCTGCAAGTATGCAAGGTTCAATCAAGTCAGGTGGATATGTTGCAAAATGAGCTTCCTTATATGGTTTAACTGTTACTGACCAGACAGAGCGTTTATTCTTTGTTGGATATGATTTTGTAAGTCCGCTATGGGGTTGGAGTCCTGTTCCTTCGTTGTGGTATTTTCCGTTTGTTCTGTCTCTTGTTCCCCAATCTTTTGCGGGTTCTTTGATTGCTTCATTGTTGTAGTGATATTTTCTATTTTTACTGAACAAAAATATATATTCGTGTGACTTCGTACACCTATCTTTTACACTCTCAGGCATCGGATTTGGTTTGTGCCAAATAATATCCTGTCTAAGATACCATCCATCTTTACGCATAGCAAAAGCAAACATCCAAGGGATTCCGATTAAATCTTTCTCTTTGAGTCCATCTAATTTGTTGCCACGTTTATTACAATTATCTGGTAAGTCTTGTTTTGTTTTAGATACTGATTGTTTAACAAGTGCTTGACCTTTTCCTGGTCTATAGTTATAGTAACTATCTCCTAAATTTACCCATAGAGTTCCATCATCAGTTAAAACATCCCTGACACTACGAAATACATTTACAAGACTTTCAATATATTCTTCGGGTGTTTCTTCAAGTCCTATCTGACTATCTTGTCTGATAGCACCACATTTAGGGCAAACAGTTTTGTATATTGCATCCCCTACTCCATACATTTCATCATGATTTTTATGTCCTGTGTTGCAATTCTCAGGTTTGACTTTACTGTCTCTCCTATGATTACAATTAGGGTCGCCACCTATCCACGTTGCTGTACCATAATCTCTTAGTCCATAATATGGTGGAGAAGTTACACAAGTCCTAGCACTTTGAGGTAAAAATTCACTCAAAGTTTTCTTGCAATCTCCAAATAAAATAGTGTCCTTCATCTTGTAACTGTAACTGTTGCTGCTTCGCCTTTGTTGAAGATAGTATCGACTACTGCTTCAACCTTTCTGGCGGTTGTGATACCCACTTTGGAATATACTGGTACACATATCATACCATAAACTTTGTCTTTTGCCCCTTTGCGTATCACTCTACCAATCGTCTGACTAATAGTGATGTAATCCATAGACCTCATAAACAATACTGCTTCAAGTCCATGAACATTGATACCCTCTGAGAGTATGCTGTGATGTAGAACTACAAACTTCTTGTCTGGATCTCTACCCCACTCATTAAGTGTATCAAAGAATGTCTCTCTGTCCACCTTCTCTCCATCAACAATCGCCCCTGTCTTACTTGTAATGGTCATCCAAGAATAACCTCTGTCTGCAAGATCACTTACAAAGTCTGTGAAGTAAACAAGTGATTTGATTTGGTTTGTGGACTTCGCACATATCAATACTTTGTCCTTCTGAATATTATCTATCGCCTGTACCATCTGCTCACAATCACGTTCAGCAACCAACTCATTCTTATCCAAGATTCTTGACTTGTAAACTTCAACCTTTGGAGGTAGTATGTATCCGTCTCTGACTAACTTTGGTGCAGGAACTTGGCAGATCACATCCCCATATACCTTACTCCAGTTCATTCCTGCTTTCTGAGGAGTCAAACTATTCTTTGGAGTAGCAGTAAAAAAGAAACATCTTTTCGCATTATATGAGAAGTGTTCAGTAGCAGGGAAAAAGTTTTTCTGTACTGAGTTGTGTGCTTCATCAAAGTATATTGCGTCTACTTCAATATCAAGAGACTCCTGTATTCTGTGTAGAGAATGATATGTTGTGAATATTAATAGATTATCTGTGCTTCTGTGATACCAGTACTCAAGTTGATCTGTCTTGGTTGTACTCTTGTGATGTGTCTCGCCACTATGCACATGAATGACCTCTGCATTTGTGATGAACTCCAAGAACTCAGATGATAACTGATTTGCTAGGAGGATGCGTGGTGCGACAACTACAACTGTCTTTGGTAAACTGTCCTGTGCGAAGAGTCTCCTCACATCTTCTATCATGCACATTGTTTTTCCACCACCTGTGGGTACAATGATCTGACCCTTGCTGTGAGTCTGCATTGCGTTTAATCCGTCTAACTGATGTGGTCTGAGTTGCATAGTAATATCTTAGATACAACTAT